TCCAAGCTAATCAGAATGTCAGACTTTCAACTATATTCAAGGTATTCCTACGATGAGAAAAAAGATATTGGGATGTGCTTTGGTATAGAAGCTATCAGAAGAACTTTAAGATGTCTAACGAGAAGAACATCGTACTAAATAGCTGATTATGAAATGTAACATATACTATCATGTGAAAAGACTTAGATACTAAAAGAGACTTGCACATGGTATTAGTTACTGAGATAGACAGAAGAGAACAAGAAGAGGCTAATAAATGAGCATTTATGGCAGCATATCAGCCTTTAATGGAACAAGCTAACGAATTTGGAAAGATACAGCTAACTAGAGACTTTGCTAAAGTTATGTGAATGGATGATGAATTAGTAAATTCTATATACGATTATCCTCCTGAATATGATAAAGCAATGCTAGACTTAGAGTTATTGAATAATAACGAGGATGTAGGAGAAATAACTGACATGGCAGAAAATCATAAGATATATATCCAAGTTTATCAGCAAGCATTAGATACTAAAGCTAAAGCAAAAGCAATAATGAGAAGAAAACAAGCTCTAATAGTAAGCTGACAAGCTAATCAGAATGCTATGATGCAATGAATGACTCCACAGAATAACTGAAGCACTAACCAACTAATAAGTAATTACATATCGCAAGAGAATCAGGCTAATAACCAACCAACTGCTTTATGACCTACTGTATGAAATGACATACCAACAACTGAATAAGAATGATGAGTGAATATTAAAAGACTGATTAAATTCAGACTTTCGAAGACTTATCAATGGCTATCTAAAGGATAGGAAAGAAGAACTACAGACTGGCATTTTATCTCCTATAAATGAAGATAAGAGTAAGTCCATCTTTAACAGAAGAGACATGGATCTGAAAGAACTGGAAGATATTGATGACTTCCTACAGATACCTAACTATCTCTTAACAAGGATCAGTAATCAAACTGATATATCGGTGGAGGATGACCACTAATCAACATCTTTTTATTTGGTAAACTAAACAATCATGGCAAAAATCGTCTATGATGATTGAAGCGAGAGGGACTTCAACGAGGAAGACTTTATCTCAAGAGATGAGCTTTCTGAGAATTACATTTCTAAAGATGATGTAGCTGAAAACTATGTCTCTAAAGAACTGTATGACAAGAAGAAAAAGCAAGCTAAGGAAGCTTTTAAGCAGAAAGATTTAGCTGATAGAGCTAATGCTGAAGTAGACAGAGCTGAATTAGAGAAATCTATTGAGGAAAAAGTAACCTTTAAAAGCAAACACGGATTTGAAGAGATTCCAGAGGAAATTCAGACAATCCGCAATGCTAATCCTAACTTAACATGGGAACAGGCTTATAGAGTAGCTGATTATCATGATGCAGAGACTGTAAATCCTAATCCATGAAGAGAAAAGGCACAAAACATTGAAAAGACTGACTGGACTTACGATGAACTAGCTGACTTAGCAGACAAAAATCCTACTGCATACGAGGAAATAGCTAAGAAAGTAGAGAGCGGAGAGTACAGACAGATTTAATTCTTTTAATTCATAAGTATGGCTATCAGAAAGAAAAAGGTAGTAGAAAAGGCTGTAGAAAAACCTGTGAAAACTCCAGTAGTAGAAGCAGAAAAACCTATAGAAACTCCTAAAAAAGAAGTCAAAGAATGGACTTATGATGAGCTTGTGCTATTACCTAGAGCTGAATATCTCAAAGTAGAGGCAGATATTAAAGCTGGTATAGCAAAAGTAAAACAAGACTAGACTAAACTACATGAGGGAAGAACTAAATCATTTATTTAGTTTTAACCTTATTTAATCATGGCAAACACTGATAAAATTAGAACATTATTGGTTGCAGAACTTAAAAGAAAGTTATCTGACACACCTAAAAAACCTTTTATGAGATTCGCTAACTACGAATTTGAGGGACAAATTAAAGCTGGTGGAGATACTGTAAGAGTACCTATCTCTCCAAAAATTACTTTAACTGATGTATCTGCTCTTAATAGTGGAGACATTAGAGCTACTTCTATCGCTGACATCTCAGCTTCTGATAGAACTGTAACTCACTCTGACTTAGTAGTAAACAAATTACATCAGTACAGAGAAAAATTCTCAGACTTGGAAGAAATCCAAACTCTATACTCTATCAAAGGAAACAGACTTCAAGACCTTTTGAATGGTATGGATACTGCTGTAGAAAGCTCAATCATTACTATGTTGGATGCTTTCTTCTTAGCTCACTCTGGACAAGTTATTGAAGAATCTACAATTACTGCTGCTAATGTAGCTGAAAAGATTATGAAACTTAGAACTGCTTTGTCAGAAAAAGAAGTACCTATGGATAACAGAATCTTAGTAGTATCTCCTGCTGTATCTGCTGTAATCGCTCAAGCTGGAATAGTAGCTGGAACTGAAGTAGCTGCAGATGCTGCTGTAGAATGATGGCTAGGTAAATTCGCTGGATTCTCAATCTTCGAATCTAACTTAATCCAAAAAGGTAACTTATATGCTTTCAGAGCTAAGAGTTACAACTATGTAAGACAATTATTCAAAGCTAAAGTAACTGAAGCTGAAGCTGGAATGTACTACAACATCCTTGGACAAATCGCTCATGGAGGTAAAGTATTCGATCAGAATGCTGAACAACTTTACAAGATGGAAGTATCTGGATTGAATCCTACTCCAACTGAGACTCCTACAGAGACTCCAACTGAAACACCAACTCCTACTAACTAGTAGATAATAAGATGGGAGGATAAACTCCTCCCCTCTTTAATAAATAGTCAGACTTTTAACTTATTATTTATTATTGAGCCTATGACATTACAAGACTTATTTGTAGAAGCTTATGAGGATACAAACACTTCTACAGCCAACTATCCTTACACTAAAGCATTAACTAAGTTTAATGAAAAGTATGCTGAAATGTGGAGAATGATAGTAACAACTCAGGAAGACTATTTTTGGACTTATTGGAATACTGATCTACAAGCTGGAGCTAGAGAATATAAAGTAGAGAGAGAAGAAACTACTCTACTAGATGATAACTGAAATCCTGTATTAGATGATAACTGAAATCCTAAAAAAGTACCATGAATAGCTAAGGTCAAAAAGGTAATAATTTGGACTGATGAAGACAATAGTTATGAATTACAAGAGCTTTCAGATTTAGAAGAATCTTATGGCTTAAAATGATGGACTCTAAAAGATAACCATATCTTTTTAAATTGGACTCCTACTGAAGACGTAGAATGAGGATTAGAGATACAAGGAATCCAAGCTATAAACATGATAGCATCTGATGCTAATTTAGCTCAGATAAATGTAGAAGATGTTATATTTCCATGACACTCAGACTTAAAACAATTTCACGATGTTTTAAAAGACTGATTAAGAGCTGAGTTATGGGAACATAAACAAGACTTTGAAAAATCTGACAGATGCAAAGCTAGATATGAGGAATGATTGGAGAAAATGAAAAGATATATCTCTCAAAGAGTACAAAGTATTTATTATTCTGATGTACAAAACTAATGGCAATAGATAACTTGAACTTTTATAGTGCTTGACTACCTGCTGGACAACAAACAGATAGATATTCAAGCCAACCTTGATGTCTAAGGAGTAAGAACTTAGACATCTTTTCTAGTAGTAAGAGTGTAAAAGCTACAGCATTCTCTACTCCTACTCAAACAGATTCAGATGTAATAAAGGAAGAATGAGGGCTTGTGCTAAAAACTGACTGAAAGGTATATGAGAGAGTAGATGGAGTAGATACATTGCTTATAGATCCTAGTGTGAATTTTCCTGTGCATCAAGTAAGCTATACATGAGGTAGCTGACCTTATGCAGATGCTACACGATGAACAGTACAAGATATGTCAGTAATAACAGAATGAGATGAGTGGAAATCTTTTATAGTGTATACAGATAGGAGTAGCTTTGTGTATAGTAAGACAAAGTTTACCTTTAATAAAAGCTTTGCTAATACTGGGAGTTTTATTTTTACATGAGATCCAAGTACAAACTGATGGACATTTAGGAAAGATGGGAACTCAGCTTATAGTTATATATATATTTCATTAGAAGATGCACCATTTTCATCTTTCCCTATGACAATATATGCTACTAATTATTCTAGAGATGACACAACCATATCGCTGAGATCTATTCAAATGACAAATACTAAATTCTATTATGACTGAGAGTTAGATGCAATGTTGCCATCTTCAGATACAGATTATAATTTATCATTCACATGAAGTATCACAGATACATGAGGGGTAACAGTTACTGTGCCATCACGACCGCAGAGAGTAGGTAGGCTGTTAATTCTTTACTTTGATTTTACACAGAAAGAGTGAGCTTCAACTTACTGATGGGCGAATGGTAGACTATATATTCAGATAAATGGAGTGAATGGTACTGGCAACTTATATTTTGACCTATGAGATAGTAACTATTACTATACTTATCTTCCACTAAGGAATAGAAAATTAGTAGATAGTGGTATATACTGATACACTAACAGTTATTGGATGAAATGACAGACTTTTCAGCCTTTATATAGATGGATATGAACATGGGTAGATATAAATGATGATAAAAAAGCTAGATATGATTTTGTGCAGGATATGTGATGGGCTACTAACGTAAATCTAGATGTAATCTGACTGATAGTATGGAATGAACAAGTATATATGATAGGTAATATGGACTGAAATGGGTATATAATACCATGTGATTTATCATGATGAGTAGGGACTCCATATATAGCTTATGGTTGCACATTTACAGGGGTAGAAAATATAGACTATCTCTTGTATCTGGTATGAGAAGATAGGGGTATAAGTACATTATGGGTATATAACTGACAAGAATTAGTACCTGTAATATGAGGTAATAAAGAAAATCTTACTAATGATAAAGTAGGAGTGGATGAACAGTATAACTTTGACTGAAAAATAGTAAACTGGAGAAAAAATCTGATTCTTACGACTAAAGATAACAGGATATTCCAGTATGGACAGACTTATGGAGGTAAATGATGAGCATTTATTCATCAACTACCTACTAATGCAGTAATAACATGACTAAAAACTGTATGAAATGATCTAGAAGTAGATTATAGCATAACAGTAAACGATACAACAACTAAATATAAGATAACATATCAAGATGATATAGCTAAAAAGAACTATAATACAGAGTGGGAAGCTGTTTATCCTATCGTACTCTGAAATCATATACTAGAAAAAGAAGAATCTGATTTATACTGTAGCTATATTCTACCAAGTTCTAGTACAAAATTAGAGTTCTGGGGTATGGCTAACCACTACCATTTCTGGACATTTACTTCAGCAGATAATCCTACTCTATCAGAATCAGAGAATTATAAAATCAAGGGTACATCATGAACTTATGCTCTGAAGTTTATAGAGAAAAATGATAATCAATATACCTTTAGATTAGAGTGAGATTTGCCAGTTCAGACCACTAACGAAATGCAGATAATAGACAGCAATAATACTGTAGTGCTAAATTATACAGACTTCAACCATTTTAGGAAAATCTGAACTATTGAGACAGATAAATACTTAGAATGAGAATTTAGATTCCATAATCTTAACAATAAGCTAGAGCTACCAAAATCTCATAGTTTACAGATCATGGTAAAAGGTAAAGGAACTACGAATTATACTCCAGAATTATTTAGCTTAGATTTAGTTGCTAATCAGAGGGAAAGATGATAGTATATGCAGGTAAGCAATTCTGAAATGATTTCAATAATGGGGATGAGGCATTATTCCAAGATGCTAACCGACCTAGAGATAATGACATGTTCAAGCTTAGACCATGATTACAGAGTGATAAATGGGACTGGAGATGAGCTAATAAAAATACAAGTTTCTCTCATATCTTTATCAAGTGATATAGTAGAGTACCATGAACATGAGCATACAAACCTCTGGTATGGAGAGTGCCAAGACTCCAAGCTAAATGGACAGAGAGTGAAGTAGCAGCCATGCCTGAAAGTATTAGATGATTATGAGTAGAATACTGGCAGATGGAGAAAGAGAACAATCCTTTTGTAATAGTAAGGAGTGGAGAAATAAGTTATTCAACATGAAATGGAGAATATTCAACTATCACAGAAAAAACTACAACAGATTATTTTGAGATAGCAGAGGACTGATTATATTATATAATGGCATATTGAGCATTCTATTTTGATCCAGACTATTATTCAAGCCAAACCTCGTATGAACAAAAGGAATGGGTATGAATAGCACAGCCAATAAACTGAGTATTTACAAATACAGATAGAACACAAGCTAGAGCTGTAGGTAATGGAGACTTATTAAGATTCATGCAGATATGATGGTATCCTAAAGGATCTCAGATAGTACCATTAGTAGCACATAGCTTTACAAGCTGAAGTAATTATGTATCCTGAGGATTGAGTGTTGTAAGGCTATGATAATACAATCCGCCAAAAAAATAAATCTGAATATAATGGAGATACAAAAATTTTATCTCCATTTTTCATAGAATGAAAAACTTTTGGACTAAATTTAGTGTAACTAAGCTAGTATTCTTACTTATGACTCTATGTTTAGTATTCCAAGCTGTATATCTAACTTTACAGGGAGTAGAGACTAGCTTATTTAATAACTGCATGCTGGCAATAATCAGCTTCTATTTCTGACAGAAAGTCTGAAAAACTCAGTCAGATCCTTTAATTGATGATGAATGAGAAGATGCAAAAATTTAAGGAATATATAACAGATCCAAAGAACATAATAGCTTTTATCATTTTCTGCTTTTGATTAGGTGGAATGCGAGCTACTATGAATAACAGAATCTCCTTATTAGAGGAAAAGTGTCATGAAGTAGACACAGTAAAGGCTCAAATGTATGAAATTCAGACAAGTTTAGCGGAAATAAAGACAGATTTATTACGAATAAAAGCTAATTTATCTAAATAAACTAAACAAACCATGTACGAATACAAAATCTACAGATCAGAATTATGATGGCAGATATATCGTAAGAAACAGATAGGGAGGCTTATGATATTACAGTATTTGAATTGACATGGATTATGGACTCCAAATAAGTGAGCTGCTAGAACATTCTATCATGAATGAGATGCTATATCAGCTCTTACAGTCATGAAGAAAAAAGATGAGAAGAACTCTGACAAATAAGTCAGATTTTATCATTTTATACAGTATGATAACCTTTTTAGAGCAACTAATAGAGTGATTTATCAAACGATGGAGAGATAGACAATTCAGAAAGAAGATTTTAGAATATAAATCTAAGCTGAATGTGAAAGATAGAGAAAAATTATAGTGTTCATCACATACTACCTAGATCTAGGGACTGAACAAGTAACGATGCAAATATAGAACTACTAAGAAATACAACTCATAGAGCTATTCATACACTTTTTGCTAATCAAATGATAGCAGAACAGCTAATTACTACAGTCTGACTATCAGAGCAAGCATTAAGAGAAGATGTAAAGAGATGGCTATTAGAAACATTATCAAGTAGAGATATAGAAGATCCTTATGTACGATATAAAAAAGAATGTATTAGATAACTTTTAGCTTTTTACTGTATGGCTGGATGGTAAAACTAAATGGGAATACAATAGACAGGATAAATTCATATCCAAAAGAAAAGACTAATACAGAAATCTGAAGAGAACTATGAATAAATAGACATACTATAGGGAAATACAGGGAAATACAAAAGGCAACTCAGCAAGAAGCTAGCGACCTTTTATCCTGAAAAGAGGAAGAGATGCGATTCAACAAAAAGAAAGAGGAACAAAATCCTAAATTCTCTAAGCAAGAGAGAAAAAAGCTGGACTTATTGCAGAATTATAGCGATAAGGACATTAAAGAGATGCTGGCTTTTATAGCACAGACTAACAAAAAAGAAATCAATGAGACAATCTGAGATCCATGACATCTGAAATTTGCTTTAGTGAGTGATACTCACTTTGGGGCTAAGCAATGTGCTAAAGATGAATTACATGAGTTCTACGATATAGCAAAAGATAAATGAGTAGAATGCTTTGTGCATTGCTGAGATATAGTGGATGGTTGCAATGTATATAAGGGGCAAGCATTTGAGCAAGAAAAAGTCTGATTTACAGAACAATTAGCAGACTTAAAAGAGAATTATCCTGATGTCTGACTACCTACCTACTTTATCTGATGAAATCATGATGAGGCATATCTAAAATGAAACTGAGTAAATATATGTAAGGCTATAGAGACAGTGAGACAAGATTTGATAAACCTATGATTCTATGATGCAAGGCTCAGACTTAACTGAATAGATATAAACCTGCATCATGGAGGAGGATCATTGAGTTATGCAAAAGACTATAAGATGAAGAAATACCTAGATAGTCTACCTGTAGAATGACAGCCAGATATATTCGCTTTATGACATTATCATACAGCTTTGTATGATCTACATAGAGGGATACACTGATTTATGCCATGAGCATTCTTAAAGGAGAATCTATTAGCTAAGAGATTTAACTTAGGGAATACTATAGGAGGCTGGATAATAGAGATAGAGAAGAACGAAAAGGGACAGAGTAAGCTAAATATGGAATTTATAAAACTTTAATAAAAATGGACAAATTCAGATATACAAAAGAATGAGAAGATAGATGCAGACAATGAATAGAACGAAAAAAGACTTGTTGGAGATGTAGTTATGAGATGCTATGTTTATTTCAACAAAACCAAGAGAGAATATGAAAGGATATAGCTGGGCAAGAGAAGACTATTTAGATTTACTTATTAAAAAATATACAATGCCAGAAGAAATACTAAATGGCTGTCTTTGATTAGGAGAAAAAGAGACAGACTATAAACTAACAGAGTGATTATTAGATGCTCTACCT